GAAAGATAAAGTAGCGGAAATGTACAGGTAACCCGCAAATTACTTTTTGGAAAGTAACATATAGACGCTATACAAATTTTTCAATTGAATCTATTGAACAAACATTTAACGGACAAGCTGACTTTGGACGAAGAGTTACTTGTATTATCAGTCGTAATGGAGATTTAGCTTATAGAACTTATCTTCAAGTTACACTACCTGAAATTAATCAACTTATGGGTGTTTCTAGTTATTCATCAACACAAGGAACAGGAGTTTATGCTCGTTGGTTAGATTTCCCAGGAGAACAACTAATCGCACAGGTTGAAGTTGAAATTGGAGGTCAAAGAATTGATAGACAATATGGTGATTGGATGCATATTTGGAATCAACTTACAATGACATCAGAACAACAAAGAGGATATTTCAAGATGGTTGGAAATACAACACAATTAACTTTTATCACTGATCCTTCTTTCGCACAAGTTGATGGTCCTTGTGACTCTCTTGCTCCAAGACAAGTGTGTGCACCTCGTAATGCTCTTCCTGAAACAACACTTTATATTCCTTTCCAGTTTTGGTTTTGCTCCAATCCTGGTTTAGCGTTACCTCTTATTGCCTTGAATTCTGTAGGGCACAAAAGCACTCATCTTAAAACGAATATGAATAGTTTTAAGGAAAATATGTTGAAGGTTCATAATGACTTTTTAAGTCAAAGTCCTCAGGTGCTAGTAGCTTGTTATTAAAAACGAGTTGCGACATATCCAAATTGACGGGAAGTTCCTAAAGATGTACAAAAAAAATTGATAATATAATTATTGAAATAAATATAAAAAAAAAGTTATTAATGGTAATATAGATATAAATAGATCTAAATCATGCAAGTTACAACTACACTACTATTTTAATAATATTGTTAATATAAATCGTTTCAATAAAATAAATAATCAATTTTTGGGTTACCAAACTTTAAATGAAAGTTTAAAGTGGCTGAGAATAAAAACCTCAGGTATGGTAAAAAAACCACATATGAAATTAGATTTTAAAAAATCTAATGAAATGGATAATCCGCAGCCAAACTCCTAAATCCGTTATGATAAGGACACGGAGGAGGTTCAACGACTAAATGGTTATGGGTCTGAAGTATTTAATCAATACTAATGATGGCTTAAGATATAGTCTATTCCCAATTGTTAAACAAAATACACCGAAAGGTGGGGTAAATCGTGAGTACAGTATCACGAAGTTAAAATCAATCTTGATATTCGTCCTATCAACGAATGTTTATGGGCAGTTACTACTTTAAGTTGCCAAGACGAAAACTTTAAACAATTCTCACCTGGAAAGACAGTTAGTGCTTCTATTGCTTATAATCAGTCACTCGTAGCTGCTTCTCTGTATGTTGATTATATTTTCTTAGATACAGATGAACGAAGACGCTTCGCACAGAACCCTCACGAATATTTGATTTCCCAGTTACAGTTCACAGGCGACGAATCTGTGGGCAGCTCGTCAAATAAAATCAAGCTGCAATTCAATCACCCTGTTAAGGAACTAATTTGGGTTGTTCAACCTGACAGTAATGTTGATTACTGTGGATCTCTTGTTTGTGATGGTTTATTATATAAGGTTCTTGGAGCTCAACCATTTAACTATACTGATGCGATTGATGCTCTTCCTAATGCGATTCACGCATTTGGTGGACCTGCTGAAACAGGTGGTGCTAATGCGTTTATTGACGCCCGTGGTCTTTTTGAAGATGCTGGTGCTATTGATGTTAATATTCCTTATGGTTTCACAGGATACTGGCATGGACCTCAAAATCCTTATAATGAACCAAATTTTGGAGGTCCTAATGTTCAACTTCCAGCATCTTATGTTGCTTCTGATCCTGTTCTTTCGCAACTTACTGGCGTAAATACAGTTGGAAATCATAACAGTGGTTCTACAGTATCTGATGCGGGAACTTTTGTTCTTACTGAAACTTCTTTAGACATGCATTGTTGGGGTCTTAATCCTGTTGTCACTGCTAAATTACAGCTTAATGGACAAGATCGTTTCTCTGAACGTGAAGGAAGTTATTTCAGTTGGGTTCAACCTTTCCAAGCACACACAAGAAATCCTGATGAAGGTATTAATGTATATTCTTTTGCTTTGAGACCTGAAGAACATCAACCCAGCGGCACGTGCAACTTCTCCAGAATTGATAATGCTACACTTCAACTTGTCCTGTCAAATGCGACTGTTGAAGGAACAAAAACCGCAAAGGTTCGTGTTTATGCAACAAATTATAATGTTTTGAGAATTATGAGTGGTATGGGAGGCCTTAACGAATTATTAACTTTAATTTTTTACGCTATGTTAATTATTGAGCAGGGCATAAAAGCAGTATGCTATAATAAAGTGAGCTCTTATTATAGAAAACCATTTGAGACCTCACACAATATTCCCTGTCCAACTGCTAGTAGTTTATGTTATTGACTAACTAAACTGCGACATATCTTGTTGTTCTGGAAACTCCTGAGAGCTTTTTCTACTAAGGTCAATAATGAAAATTATGACTGGTCAAGAGTAATGAACTTGAGTATAGTAATAATGAAAAAGATTGGACAACCAGCATGCTTACTACCTAAGTGCGTTATGCAAGTATATGGTAGGGCGTCAGAGACTGAACGGATATGGGTTAATGATGAAGGTTTAAGCAACCTGAGTTGGCTTAAGATACAGTCCAGCCCCTATGGAAACATAGGGGAGTAAAGTGCTTACAGTAATTAATTTTATATACACAAATTATATATTTTCACTATTAATATTCACTATTTCTATTTTTATTCAATTAATATTTTTATTTATAATAATATTAATCTTACAAATAATTTATGGGGGGTAAATAGTATTTACATCCCTTTATAAATGATAATATAAAAATATATCTAAGAAATAATATATAGATTAATTCTTTAATATTTAATGTATTTTTCTTAGAATAAAAATAAAAATGAGTTAAAAATATTACATTATATATTAATAGCATAATAATATGGAAAATACAGATATTTTGATTAATATTTATATTGGTAATAGACCAAACATGAATTTAATAAGTCAATTTTCAAAAGGACATTATTTTAATATTGGAAAATCAGCTAATGTTTATAAAAATCCAATATGGGAGGTTTGTGAAAATAATAAAAAATATTATATAATGTATTGTGAAAAAAATACATTTATAAAAATATGTGATATATCTTATAAAAAAATATTGGATTTTGAAAAAGAAAAAAACGAAAATAAAAAATTAACTTGGTATAAACTTAAAAATGGATATATTTCTTGTTCAAAAAGTTTATATTTACATCAAATTATAACAAATTGTTATGGAAATGGTAAGGGAACAAAAAATATAAGTGTAGATCATATTGATAGAGACCCATTTAATAATATTTTTGATAATCTAAGAATATCAACAAGAAAAGAACAAGAAAATAATTCAAAAGGTATTATGGAAGGAACAAAAAGAGAAAGAAAACATAATGCTAAACCATTACCTAATGAAATAACTCAAAATATGATGAAAAAATATGTTGTATATTATCACGAATGGTTAAATAAAGAAAAAACAAGGAGTAGGGAATTTTTTAAAATAGAAAAACATCCAAAATTAAAAAAAATATGGATAGGAACAAAATCAAATAAAATATCAATATTAGATAAATTAAATCAAGCTAATAAAATGATAGAAGAAATAGATGAATTGTAACTATTTTTATTTATTTTAATGAAAATGAAAGGTTTGAGAGTTTAACTGACATAAGTTTTTAACTAAAAGATTTAAACTTACTTTGTAAGTTATATTTAATAAAAATATATTATATTTTTTCTTACTTAATTATGTGATGAAAAACCTTTATTTATAGCAAGTGATATTGGAAATATATTGGAAATATCAAATATTAGATCTTCTATACAAATTTTTGATAACACCGAAAGACGTGTCGATACTATGGACACGTCTACAGGAGTTAAACAAGTTTCTTTTCTTAGATGAAAAAGTAGTTTGTTTTTTAATTAATATTAATTTTTTATTTAATTACAAAGTATGAACTTTAGATACAATCTTTAAGTATTTAAAATTACTTAAAAAATATTTTATATATTAATATAGTTTTGTAAAATGGTAAAAACAATTGATATATTATTTAATATTATAGAAAAAAATATTCCTATGACAAATAGTGTATTACATGATTATTTTGGTAATAATGATTATGAAGTAGTGTCAGTTATATTAGAATTATATGCGGTACTTATAAAAATAAAAGGAATACCAAAAAAATTATTTGAGAATTGTTTTGTTACTAATAGATTAGACGAATTGATACATAAAAAATATAAACATCATAAAAGTCAATATTATAAAATATTTTGTGAAAAAAATATGAAAATAGGTGAAACATATATTCTTTCGAGTGAAGATGATAGTATTTTAATTGAAAAAATGGAAATATATGATGATGATTATTGTCCAAATTGTAATGTTGAAGGATATATTACAAAAGAAAATTATAAATTTCCAAATTATAAAAATTGTAATTATGTAGATTGTTATGTTTGTTATAATAATGTTTGTATATTATGTTCAAATTATGACACAAAAAAAGAAAATTTTATATGCCATAAATGTAATAAATATAAAAATCCAAATTTATTAAAAACAAAAAAAAATGTAGATTATAATATACAAAATTGTGTTATATAAGAATGTTGAATATTTATATAATAATAACACAATAATAACACATAAGAATAAAATAAGAAAATAGATAATAAAATGTTGTATTAGAAATAGTTTATATATTAATATAAAATGGAAAATATAAAAATAAAAATAGAACCATTAAAAAACTTATTTAAAATACAATATGAAATAGAGAATGAAATAGAAAAGAATGTCGTTTCTCTTAATGGAGTTAAAAAAGAGATAGAAGAAAAAAAAGAAAAAGAAGAAGAATTTTATACTTCAAGTGAAGATGAGGCTTTGATTTCTCAAGGAAAAAAAGTTATGAATGATAAAAATATAGATTATTATGTATATACAGATGGTGCTTGTATTAATAATGGGAAAAAAAATGCAAAAGCAGGATATGGTATATATTTTGGAGAAAATGATAATAGAAATATGAGTAAAAGAATAGAAGAAGGAAAACAGACAAATAATGTTGCTGAGTTAATGGGAATAATTGAAGCTTATAAAATAATAGAAAATGATATAAATAACGAAAAAAAAGTTTGTATTGTATCAGATTCATCATATTCTCTTAGATGTATAACAAGTTATGGAAAAAAATGTAATGAAAAGTGTTGGAAAGAAGATATACCCAATAAAGAGTTAGTAAAATATGCCTATGAACTTTTTAAAAATAAAGAAAATATATTATTTTTACATATAAAAGCACATACAGGTAAAAAAGATAAACATTCATTAGGAAATGAAAAAGCAGATGAACTAGCAAACTTATCAATAGGAATAACAGGTGTTAAAGATAATATAAATAAAAAAATATATTTAAATGTTCCTTATGAAAAGAAAGAAGAAGCAAAAATATTAGGTGCTAAGTGGGATGCATCTAAGAAAAAATGGTATATTCTCAATGAAAATGAAAATAAAAGAAAAATAATAAAATTATTTAGTTAATAAAAAAATAAAAAAAATAAAAGAAATATATAAGAATGAAGAAGATAAATGAAAAAATAATGAATAAAAGATTTTCAAAAAAATTATTAAAATATTCAAACCCCCAAATAGCTCAACAAAAAGCATATAAATATTTGGGAAGAACTGCTAAATTATATCCATCAACTAAAAAAGAAAAAAAATATATGATATGTGATATAAAAAAAAAGAAATGGGTTTTTTTTGGTCAAATACCTTATGAAGATTTTACAAAACATAAAGATAAAAAGAGGCGTCATAATTATTTAACAAGAACAGCAAAAATGCGTGGAAATTGGAAAAATAATGCTTATAGTCCTAATAACTTAAGCAGGAAAATATTATGGAATTAATATTTTTATTTTTTTTTCAATTTTTTATTTGATTTTTAAGGAGTTTGTAAATGATTAATTAATCTTCCTTGACGACAAATAGGACATATTAAATTATTTGTATTTCTACAAGAAACATAACAACTACAACATATTTCATGATTACAACCTGTAATACCAAAATAGTCATTTGTATTTTCTAAACAAATTGGACAATTATTTAAATTATTATTGTTATTATTATTATTATTATATCTTACTATTGGTATAGTATAATCATTTCTATTAATTATTGAATAATTATTATTATTATTTTGTAATGGACTAAATCTTGATTGATAAAAACGAATATAAAATGATATTGTATTTATTTTTGAACCATATTTATCAAACAATGTTGTTTCATTATCATTTTCAATTGGTTCTGCTTCTTCAGCACATATAATTTTAGTTTGTTTTCCTGTTTCAACCAAACAAAAATTATTTATATTTAAATTACAAAAATTAGGATAAACACGAATTGTTTCTTCTTTTATGGTATTAATAAAATAACTTAAAGTCCAGTCTTTATTAATTGGGTATTTTAATGTATTATTTGTATAAGCTATTTTAAAGTAGCATAAAACAATATTTGAAGATGTTGTTGTCATTTTAATTATTATTATGATTAATTATAATCATAATAATTTAATTCATTTTTTTTAATAATAATAATAATAATAATGATAATAATAACAATAATAATAATACTAAAAAAAATATTTATTATTATTAATAATAAATTACAAGAAATCATAAATTACAAGAAATCATAAATTACAAGAAATCATAAATTACAAGAAATC